TATATGCCATTATGAAAATCTTTTAGGTTGTGATTTAGGTAAGTTTGAAGTGATTGGAAATAAATATTCTATTGCGTAACCAAGTGCGTCAGTCATGTGATCGTAACCATTATTCTTTTCTGGTTGATTTGTACCTTCTTTATAGACTTGCTTCATTAAACTATTTATTAGTGTTTTACAAGAATGATCTACAAATAGAGATCGTTTTCCATCAAAACTTTTTAATTTTGAATTAACCGAGTTAATTCTGTCCCTTATTAAAGGGTGACTAGCTTTACATTTAACATTAAGACCAGCATTTTGCAATATAGTTAAGTCGGTTCTTCCACCAGCACTTGTTTTGCGTTGCCGACTAGCTGGATCAGGATATACAACTATCTTTTGTTTTGGGTACCTACTAAATAATTCATTAATAAATTCATCAGTATTAGAGCTGTAAATAACTATTTCATCAAATACTTCTACAATATTATTCTTAATGTGAAATAAACAAGCACTCATCGGATCAATATTAAAGTCCATTCCCAAGTGTATGATTGCATCTTTATCATACTTACATTCTTTAACATTTACCTCTCTGTCAAAGTTATAATAAACAACTCCAGCATAAGTTTCAAATGATGCTAAATATTCTTGTCTAAATGTTCTTTCATCTAAATCTTTTTTAGCTTGTTCTATTTCTGCTTGTTCTACTTGCCCACCTTCTAGCGTTGTATATTTAAAAGACTTCCATTCTTTATCATCACCTAATCCTCTTTGATAAATGTTATAACTCCAGCTACCAAATCCTCTAGGTGTTCCAGTAAATAATACAGAACCATTTGCGTGTTTATCAGATATAGTTGGTCGTAACACTTCAGTCCACGCTTCTTCTGGTATGTCAGCAAACTCATCAAGCACTAAAAAATTTAATCCTACTCCTCTTAAATTGTCAGGTGATTTATCAGCACCTTTTAAACTTATTTGGCAACCATTTTTAAGTATTAATGTTAAATCAGATTCATTAGTGTATTTAACCCATCTACAATCTGTTACCTTTTTCTTTAAAGGTTTCCACATTATTTCTTTACTCATTCTGTAAGTTGGACTTACATAGAATATTTTTCCATTTTTATTTCTTGATGCAAACCTTAATAGTTCGTACATAGCTAAATGGGTTTTACCAAACCTTCTGCCAGTAATTAAAACTCTAAATCTATTTGGGCAAGTATAAACAGCTTTTTGTGCCTCACTAAAAGACATTAATTTTTATTAATTAACTTTGCTCTTAATTGCATTATTTCAATGTTCTTTACTTTTAAATCTTCTTCCAAAAATGCAAGATGTCTTTTTAAATCATTAATTAATATATCTAATTGTTGTGAGGTCTTTATTTCTTTATTAACCATTGACTTTGTTTTTTTGCGTCCACACATTTTATCCATCACTTATTTTTTTTATTTTGATATATTCTTAAATATCTTCTGCCAAGTGCTACTGCTTCTGATTTGCTTTTTCCCTTATAGCCCCATACCTCAAGTGCTAGTTTTAATCTAGTTTTTCTACCTTTGTCATCAAACAATCTTCCTCTGCCACTACCCATTCTCACAAGGAAACTTCCTTTGCGTCTATATTCACTTAAACTATCTGGTCTTGATTTAACTGGTGGCTTTAAATTACTACCAGTAGCTCTATTAATTCTTGCTCTACCATAAGCTGATAATCCACCTTTTGGATTTTTAAATCTTTTAGTTATTCTTATCATATTTTTTCATACTAAAACTAACAGGTGCTTGTTTCTTAACTTTTAAATTATGCCTTTTCATTAACAGCTTAACAACACAATCGTTACAAGATTTAATACGCTGTTCTAGTTTATTAACTATTGGTCTTAAACAAAAGATACATTTCATAATATGTCATCAATAGGAAGTGGACTATAATCTTCTCCAACATTTTGATCGTTTTGTCCTAGTATTTGTTTTCCGAGCCAAATTAACATAGTTGTATTTCCTTTCATAGCGACATCAAATTGCTTCAAAGTACAATGATAACTAGCTAATGCAGTAACTTGCTCTTTGTCCAATACAACTGTTGGTCGTCCTGCTTTTTTCTTTTCTTCGTTTTCCATAATTAACCGATAATGTAATCGTAAATATGGCTATTATTACTTTTTAAGTGATTTGTAAAGAAACTCTAATAGATTTTGATTTTGATATAGTATGTGGCATATACCATTAGCTAATGAATTACAGGTTATTTCTTCAGCTTTAGCTGGTAACTCTATTTTGTATTCGTCATGTAATAAATGGAATATCTCGTGAAGTAAGGTGTTAGTCATCTCAATAGAGTCTAGTGATTTGTCTATCGTCATAAGGTTTTTGCTTGTTTCAAATTCACCAAAAATGTTTTTCTTAGATGCTATCTCGTGGTCAATGTAATCTAACTTAATAAGTCTGCTTCCAAAGACTATCTCGTTAGGTAAACTCATTTGCAAATTCTAACTAATAAATAAATTACAGCTATTATTGTCATTAAAAGTCCTAAACAAATTAATGCGTATGTCATTTTGACTTAAGTTTCTTTGCTATGTAGAGGTTTTTAACAAGGCTGTTTTTCTTGCCGAATTTTTGACCAGCAGAACGTCTGGCTTTTTTATATGCTTTAGACTTAGTATTAAATGGTTTTGGTTTACCATATTTAGCAGGTCTTTTTCTTTCCCATACAGGTTTTTTCATTTTTTCTTTTTTGGTTTTTTAGGTTTATAAACTCTATAAGTGCCTTTTCCTTTTTGTGGGGTAATGAGTACACTTACTGATGTTGATGTAGTTTCATTAGCCATTATTTTTTCTTACTATTATATTTTTTGCCCTTCATCATTTTGTTACTAGGCATTTTATTATAACTTTTTTTGCTATTTTTCATTATATTTTATCCTTTATTTTGTTTATCATTCTTACTATCTCTATTCGGTATGTTTGTGAAGTAGAATAGTTACCTAATGTTTCTGCTAGTTTAATTGGATCTTTTGTTCTTTGTCTAAGGTTTCTAAATTCAGAATAATGATGATTGTTGTTTAATATTTTAATGTAATCTTTAGTTGATGCACATTTTGAATGATATGTTTTTATTCTCCAATTAATAGATGCGTCTTGTTTTAATGGCAGGATTCCGTTTTTAGACCAAACTCTTACTCCAAATAAAGCATTACCTTCCTTAGCAAACCTACTTGTTCCATAATCAGATTCAACAATGGCTTGTGCTATTATTAATAATGTTGGTATTTGTTCCTGCTTGTTTAAATCAATATTAATGTAAGCTACACATTTTTTCATTGAGTTTATGAATTTGTCGCTGGAACTTGTGTCTATCTTCGGTTCGTAGAATGAACCTATTGCTTTGATATGTTTTATTGTTTCTTGCCTGATCTTCTCCTTGACGAGATCATTAGGAAAAAATGTTCCTACAAAAAATACAGAAAATAGGAATAAAACTATTATTACATAGTCATAGACTTTCCCACTTAATAATTTGATATTCATTATTTTTAAGGTTGTGACAACCTTCCAGCTTTACAGCTTATCTTTAGTTAATCTTCGTCAGATTCTTCATCATCTGAAAAATCATCTTCTTCAATTTCATCAGATTCATCATAAGTTTCTTCTGACTCCATTTCTTCAAGGTGATCTTCCAGCATTTCTCTCAAGGCATCTAGTTCTTGATTTACTTTGTCTTGTATTTTTTCAAGTTTAGTTATAACTTTCTCTATTTTCATAACTATTACTCCTTTGTGGGTTAGAGTTTTCCTCAATAGATTAATCAATTATCTATTGCAATATATATTTATTAAAATGATTTGAGATTAGTGTATATACAAAATAAGTTGTTGTTTTTTATAACTTATTTATTAAATCTCTAATTTCTTTGGACTTAATTTCACTTCCAACTTGAGTTAATTTCATTCCATAATTGTTTGGTTTCATATTTTTCCAATCAATATCATCTCTACGAATTAATTGCGTATCAAATTTTTTCCATTGATGAGCCACAATATGTTGTGGTCTTTTAAATCTTCTGTCGGTTTTTACTACTCTTGGCCACATTCGTTCTAAAGCCCTAGCCATTTTTAATCTACCATCACCTTTATAAAGTTCATCAGCATTTCCACCTTTCATTGTCATTGTTGCCATTTTATCAATTAAAAATACATTTATTAAAACAGTACAAAGTCCACCAGATAAAACCTGCAAACATAAATCAGTATCTTCATTATATCTGCCACGCCATCTGTAAGGCAATTTATTGTCTATAAGTAAGGTAGAATAAACATGATTGTTTAAATAAAATGGTGGAATAACATTAATTGCAAAACAAGTATAATTTAGTCCTGATATTCCTATATTAGTATATCTGTCAGTAAAGTCCTCAGTAACTATAAATGCTTTATTAGAATTACATTTTAATCTTTTGCCATGATGTAATCTTCTAACGCATCTAATATTATCATCTAATATCCAATGTCTTTTATGTCCCTCTTTAATAGAATGTTCCCAGCACCAATTTCTAGCAGGAATGGAACCTAATCCTAAATTTTGAAATGGTAATGTTAAAACTCTATGTTCTCCGAACCTTGCCACATATTCAATTTTTTCTTGTGGTTCCACAACAAGTTTAAAATCAACTTTATCTTCAATTAAAAATTTTGCTGTTAAACAATTTTCATATCTACCCTTAGAAATAACATAAATAGGGTATCTGGGTTTATTCATACTTAACTGATTTTAAATCTTCTTTTTCTTTTAGTGGCCACCAAACACTCCAAGTTCTACCTTTTTCTTTGCCTTGTGGAATTTTAGCCATATTACAAAATTCGTTTCTATCTTGTTCTGTTTTAAAAATTATTGTGTATTTAATATAATGGTCTTTAGGAACATAATCTGGCATACCAACCCATTCGGCTGCCTCATTAATATCATTAATCTCGTGCTGTGGTCTAGTTACCATAACTAAATTAGCTAACATCATTTTGTCATAACCAGTACCAGATAAACCATCTTTATCTTTAACCTCTTTTAATAGTTCGCTTAACTTACGATCATCAATTTCTGCAAGTTTTCCTATTTCGTTATTGCCAGTTAAAATCTTTAATGCTTGTGGACTATCAGATTCAATATCTAGTTTAATTACTGGAACTTCTTTTAATTTAAGTTTGTGACAAGCAGATACAACTCCATGCCCATCTAAAATAGTATAATCTTTTGCAACAACTACATTTCTGTAAAAACCATGTTGTTTAATAGAATTGGCTAAATGTTCTAATTGATCGTCTAAATGGACTTTATAATGTTTAGGGTGTGGTTTTAAATCAATTAATTGTACTGGTTCTGCTTTTGTTCCAAGAAAAGAATCAACGATTGGATCTGAGTCTCTTAATATATTATCTAATTCTTTTTCATCAAACCCAAAGTTTAGTAATTCAGAATTATAATCTTTTAAATCATCTATTTCTATGTTTAATAAGTCTTTGTCCCACTCATTATCTTCATTTAATCTATTATCTACAATCCTATATGCTTTAGCTTGTTGTTCTGTAAGATCTGCAATTAATACTGGAACTTTTTCTAATCCTAATTGCTTACTAGCTTGAAAGCGAGTGTGTCCGACAATTATAATATTATTTTTATCTACTACAATAGGTTGTTGAAAGCCAAACTCTGCGATTGACTTGGCAACTTTATCAACATTTTTAATTTTTCTAGGATTATTGTTATAAGGTTTTATCTCATTAAGTGATAAATATTGAATCTTTGTATTTTGTATTAATTGGTTAAGGTTTTCTTTTTTCATCTGCTTCCTTTAGTTTCATTAACACATATTGCTCTAAAGCATCTGAACTTAAATTAGTTCTTGCCATTTGAAATTCGTCTTTGGGTTTTTTATCTTTTAATGCTTGGTAAAGTTTTTTAAGTTTAGGTTTAACAATATCAACTTTCATATTTCTTTCTTACCCTTTCCAAAACTTTATTAAATAAAGTCTTATGTTGGTCCCTTACATCTTTACAGTCTTTATAAATTGCGAACCAAGATTTTTTAAATTCTTTTCCTATTGCCTCGTAACTCATATTAGTTAGTTCTTTAATTATAGACATAGCAATTTTTTTATGTGGTATATAAAAATATTCTCTTTGAGAGTAAAGCGAATTATCACACATTACCTTTTGCGTTAGTTTTAGTATATTGTCTATATTCATCAAAAAATCCTTTTGGCAAAGATTGAATCTTTTTACAAGGACTCACTTTGCAAATCATTTCAGATATGTATATAGGATTTATACAGTATTTAAAATAGAATTTATTCTCGCCAATTAAATGTTGTTCGGCATGATGTTGTATGCACAATGGGACACAAAAAGCATCATTACGAACTGCCATTCCTACATTTCCATACTTTGGAATAGATCTAATATGGGCACATTGGACATTTGGTGACTTACAAATAATGCAACTATAAGATGCTACAAATCGTCTATGTTTTTCTGATTTGATTATTTTTACCTTCCTAATTTGCATTTATCTTTTTATTCTTTTTTTGGCTTTTCTAGCAACTGATAAAGCTATTGCAACAGATTGACTTCTTGATTTTCCAGCTTTCATCTCTTTGCGAATATTTTTGCCGATGCTCTTGGAACTATAACCTTTTATTAAAGGCATTTAAACCTCATTAGTGATTCGGATTTTACGCCCTAGATTCGCAGGGAAGGCACTGCAAAAATAGGGCAAACCATATATATATGCTAAGTGGTTGAATCTAAATATATATTTATTTTATGATATGTTCATAAGTGGGTATCTTTTCAGCGAAAATCAATTTAGTTCTCGTAACTATTAATAG